GGCCGATGGTCGACGGAGCCGGGACCCCTGCCAGCGGGTGGAGATCCTCCGGGATGACTGCACGGCTATTGCCCGCGTGGCTGCACCCGATGATTCCGTCCGGGACATCACAAAGAAGCTCGAGAATGAAGGCCGCCACGTCCATCACCAGATGGTCTGGCGTCGCCTCACGATGATGAGGGATGCACTCGCCGAAGCCGGGGACTTCGTGCTCTCCAGAGAGAGCCGACCCACCCGGTATCCCACCGCCGGCCGAATCGCCCGGTGCTGGGCCAAGTACCAACTATGAGCAGGAAGGCGAAAAAGGCTGCACAGGCAGCCCCTGTAGCTCCGGCCAAACCTCCGGTGCCGGTGGGTCTCTCGGGTCATCCTTGCGATGATCCGCTGACTCTCGTGGTCGAGCGGATGCGTCCGTCTCACCGGATCTTCGCCGATGCGATCCTGCGAGGTGAACGAGGCACGGCTGCGGCCGAACTGGCGGGGTTCTCGCCGGCCTTTAGCAAGTCCCAGGCGGTTCGTCTGCTCCGCCGAGAGGATGTCCGGCGATACATCCACCTCCACCAGGAGGAGGCCGGGAGGGCCAGCCGGGTCTCTCTGGCGACCCTGATCGACCGGCTCTTCCGCCTCACCTGCGACCCGACCGTGGCCCCCAAGCGCCAGGACCTGGCCATGGCGCAGCTCGTCCGCATTTTCACGGTCGCCGCTGGATCCCCCGGACCTCATCGCCACGAGCCGACAGGGGCTCAGAGTGGCGGCCTCACCGAGGAGGTCGTGGGCACCATCGAAGCGCAGATTCTGGGAGTGACCCCAGAGTGAGCGCGTTTCTGCCGTACCAGTCTCGCTGGTACTCCCAAAAAGGGACTCTGCGGGTCTGCGAGAAAGCCCGGCGGATCGGCATCTCATGGGCGGAGGCGGCGAGGCAGGTGCTCTTGGCAAGCCGTTCTCGAAGCCAGGGAGGGTGTGACTGCTTTTACATTTCGACATCCCAGAAGCTCGGCCGTGAATACATCACCGCATGCGCAGATTGGGTCCGCAACCTGAACCTCGCATCTTCGGCGCTCGGCATGGAGATGGTCGACGAGCGCCAAGGCCTGACCCGAGATGAGATCGTCTTCAAGTCCGGGTTTTCGATCCGGGCCCTCACCAGCAACCCCGCGTCGATGCGAGGCATGGGCGGGGACGTAATCATCGATGAAGCCGCCCACCACCTGGATCTCGACGAACTTCTCCGAGCAGCATCCGCCCTGGGCGACTGGGGCGAGAACTCGCTAACCGTTATCAGCACGCACAACGGGGCCGAGAACCCTTTTGCCGTCCTGTGCGAGGAGCTGCGCTTAGGGGAGCGCGAGGGGATTCTGGAGAGGATTACGATCGAAGATGCCCTTCGGGCAGGGCTGCACAAGCGCCGCTGCCAGCTCCGCGGAGTCGCCTGGACCCAAGAAGGCGAGGACAAGTGGCTCGCCAAGAAGCTCAAGGGGTGGGGAGCGGAGCAAGAGTACCTGGTGATCCCGTCACGGGTCGGGACCACGTTCTTGCGCCAGGACCTGATCGAAGACTGCTCTGTCCCTGCCAGCATCCTGCGTGTGGAACGGAAAGCCGACCACCACAAGAAGCCCGAGCCGCAGAGAGTTGCAGAGGTCGAGCGGTGGTGTCGTGAACATCTCGAAGGGGACCTCCGAAAGGTCCCTCTGGACCGTATCACCACGGTGGGGGTGGACTTTGCCCGATCCCTCAACGGCGATCTTTCCGTCATCGCTCTGCTGACGGAGGAGAGGGATCTCAGGAAGGTATGCCCCTTTCTGGTGGAGATGAGGAACGTGCCCTATGAGGAGCAGTGGGCCATCCTCCAGCATATTTGCGACAGACTTGCGAAAGGGCGGTGGGGCGGTGTTTCCATCGATCGAGGCGGCAACGGAGACTGGCTCTCACGCAAGGCCCAGGGGCATTACGGGGAGGCACTGGCGAACTGTGTCTCCGTGAACGATTCCTGGTACAGCGCGAACCTGGGACGGTTTCGTGCCGCCTTTGAGGAGGGGCAGATCGCAGTTCCTCGGGATGCCGATGTCCGAGATGATTTGCTCATGTTCGAGGTCCGAGGGGGTATCCCGAAGATGTCGAAGGAGCGCCGCAAGGACAGCAAGGACACAAAACCCAGGCACGGGGATTCTGGCATGGCCCTGGCGTTGGCATTCGCCCAGCACGCCAAGGCTCCGCCCAAGATCGAGTTCACTCGCATGCCCGTGGGGAAGGCACGCAAACACGGGCTTTAGCCTTGTTTTGTAACGATGTGGCCCTCCACGGTTTACTACGTGGCCGCATCTTTGAAAGATAGTAAGGGCAAGAAGGTCAATCCCAAGGCCCTCGTGGAGGAGCGTGCGAAGCCCTCAGGCACCGGGCCTCGCCCCTGGAAGTATGCTTCCCTCGCTTCAGGGCTGACCCCAACGAAGCTTGCGGGCATCTTCAAGAAGGCCGATGAAGGTGATCTTCAGGACATCCTTACCCTCGCCTCGGAGATCGAGCGCCGAGACAGCCACGTGGGCGCACAGCTCCGAACCAGGCGCCTCGCCTTGGCGGGTTTGCCCTGGATTGTCGAAGCCGTCGGCGATGACCAGAGCGCCGTCGACATCGCCGACGAACTCCAGGCCATCGTCAACGGCCATGCCTTCAAGCGGTTGGTCTTCCATCTGACCGACGCGATTTTCAAGCCGTTTTCCGTCTGCGAGATCGTCTGGCGAATGGGGGAGAAGTACGTCCCGCATTCTTTCATCTGGCGAGATCAACGCAGCTTTGCCGTTTCGCTGGAGGACGGAGAAACCATCCTTCTACGGACAAAGGACTTTCCCAAGGGCGAAGAGATCGAACCCTGGAAATACTTGATCCACACCCCGCGGATGTTCTCGGGCCCCCTGACGACCTCGGGCCTCGTGCGGCCGGCAGCGGTCATGTACTCGCTCAAGACCCTCGGGCTCAGTGCCTGGTTGGGCTACATGGAAATCTTTGGCATTCCGTGGAGAATTGGACGGTTCCCCGGCAACGCCTCCGAGGAGGACAAAGAGACCCTCGCAGAGGCGATCCAGGCCCTGGGCCAAGACGGCGGCATCGTTCTGCCCGTTGGCATGGACCTCGAGATCGAAAACGCCATGGGAGCGGGCGCAGGTTCCCAGGTCCACCAGCAACTGGCGGACTGGTGTGACCGCCAGACGAGCAAGGCCATTCTCGGTCAGACCCTCACGAGCGACACCGGCGGCGGCAGCTACGCCCAAGGCAGTGTCCATGATGGTATCCGGCGGACCCTCCTGGTAGCCGATGCCATCGACTTGGCAGCGACGATCCAGAGGGATTTGATCGAGCCGTACATGCTCATCAACTACGGGGAAGGGGTACCTACACCCACGATCCGTTGCCAGACGGAAGAGCCTGAGGATCGCAAGAGCTTCGTGGACTTCCTGGTGCCCCTGATCGATCGCGGGCTCTCGGTCGAGCAGAGCATCGTCCGCGACAAGCTCGGACTTCCGGCCCCTGAGGAGGCCAAAGAAGGGAAAGTGGTATCCGTCCTGCATCCCTTGGGGTCCAACGACCCGGTACCTGCATAAAATCGTCACTGTTAAAAAATAGTTTTGGCATTGTAACGATGTGGGATTTCAGGCTGTTGTGGATGCTCCGCAAGGACCAGTTCGACGCCCCACACAAGCTCCACACGGCCACGCTCTCAGCGCAGCCTGTGCAGTTTGCTGAGGTCGATGGCACCAAGAAGGCGCCCGACTGGATCCCGCTGATCCCCGCAGGTCAATTGGTCATTGCCCGGGACGGAAGAACCTTCATCCCGGACCACACCACGGCGATCGCCAACTTCAACCGCATGGGCATGGCCATCCCTCTGGATTGGGACCATTCGCTCGACTCTTGGGGAGTGGCCCCAGGCGAATCGAAAGCGGCTGCCTGGATCGATCAGCTCGAAGCCCGTGATGGAGCCCTGTGGGGCCATATCGAGGTCTGGACGGCGCGGGGTCGAGAGAGCGTCGAGTCCCGCGAGTATCGCTATATCAGCCCTGTGATCATGTTCGATGACGATCGCCGCGTGGTCGAAGTACCCCGCGCAAGCCTCGTCAACAATCCGGCTCTCGTCATGCCGGCCCTCCTTTCCCGAGAGAATCCCATGAACGAGAAGCTCTTTGCGCTCCTTGCCTCCTTCGGCCTGGACCCCGCCAACGTCACCGAGGCGCAGCTCCAGGAGGTCCAAGAGACCTTCGCCCGCGGCAAGGCACCTGTCGTCGTTCCCAGCCTCGAGACCCACGTCCCCGTGGAGCAGTACGAGTCGGTTGTGGTCGAGCTGGCCCAAGTAAAGGCCCAGATCGAGACCTACGTGGAGCAGGCCCAGGCCGCCCGCGTGGACCAGGTGATCAAAGAAGCTCTCTCCAGCGGCCGCCTGCTTCCCTCCGAGCGCGCCTTCTTCGAGGCCCAGGCCCGCAAGGATCTCCCGGAGGTCGAGAAGTTCCTCGCCACACGTGCCCCTCGGGTCACGCCGCACAAGAGCGGCCCGGCCTCCGTTTCGGAGCAACACGGTCTGACGGAGCTCGAGCAGCTCACGGCCAAGAAGTCCGGCCTCACCAACGCCCAATTCGCCGCTGCCAAGGCAGCCCACCAGAAGGTCTGATCAATGACTGCACTCACTCAAGGCCGGGCCATTCAGAGCATCCCCGGCATCCTCTTCACTTACCCGGTCTTGGCGAATGCCGTCATCTACCAGGGAGCAATCGTCTGCATCACTGCCGCGGGATACGCAAAGCCCGGGGCCACCGGCCTCAACCTGGTGACCGTCGGGATCGCCAAGGAGTCGGTCGATGCGACTGGTCTTGCCAACGGGGCCGCCACGGTCCTCGTCGAAGAGATGATCGCAGGATGCGTCTCGGCCGGTGGAGCTGATGCCATCACCTTCGATGACCTCGGCAAGTTCGCCTACCTGGTCGATGACCAGACGGTGGGACTGACCTCGGCGACGAACACCAGGTCCCTCGCCGGCATCATCCGCAACATCGAGGGCGCTGTCGTCTTCGTGGAATTCTCCAACAAGATCGCCGCATTGGCCGCGCTCGTCTGATCGGGTGAGGACAAACAAATGCTCATCAACCTTGAAACCATCCAAAACCTCCATGTGGCCCTGTCGGCGGCCTATGCGAAGGGCCTCGTCAACGCAGACATCTCGTTCGAGGACATCGCAACGATCGTCCCCAGCAACAACAAGAGCAACACCTACGCATGGCTCGGGAGCATCCCCTCCGTGCGCAAGTGGGTGTCCGACCGGATCTTGAAGGAACTCGCGGGTCACGATTACTCGATCAAGAACGAGCCCTTCGAGCTGACCCTCGGCGTTGATCGGGACGACATCGAGGACGACAGCTTCGGCATCTACATGCCGCAAGCCGAAATGATGGCGGCGGAGGGCAAGGCATTCAAGTCTCGCCTGGTGTGGGACCTCGTGGCGAACGGTGAAGTCGGCCTCGGCTACGACAAGGTTCCGTTCTTCTCGACCCTCCACCCCGACGGCCTCGGCGGTACCCAGTCCAACCTGATCGCAGGCGCTGGTGACCCCTGGTACGTCATGGACCTCAGCAAGCCGATCAAGCCCTTCATTCTCCAGGTCCGCCGCGACATGGAGCTGACGAGCCTGACCAATCCCGAGGACGCGAATGTCTTCTGGAAGCGCCAGTACATTTGGGGCATCGACGGACGTTTCGGGGCCGGCTACGGCTTCTGGCAGCAAGCGGTCGCGTCGAAGAAGGAACTCAACGAGGAGAACCTGGCCGAAGCCCGCGCTACGATGAGGACCTTTAGCGGCGACTCCGGCCAGCTCTTGGGCATGATGCCCACCGCGCTCGTTGTGGGCGCGTCCAACGAGGTTGCCGGTATGAAGTTGGTCAACAACCTGACCCTGGCGACCGGCGAAAGCAACGTCACGAAGGGCGTCTACAAGCTGATCGTCAGCCCGTACCTGCCCTGATCTCCCTGATCTCCCTGAGCCCTGACCCATGACGTACGCGACTCTCCAGACCCTGGTCGACCAGGTCGGCATCGACGAGCTCACCCGGTCCAGCGACCGGGATGGGGACGGTGTTGCCGACGTTGGGGTAATCGACAGGGCGCTCGAGGATGCAGCGGCCGAGATCGATTCCTACGTGGGGGTCAAGTACAAGCTGCCGCTGAATCCGGTTCCCGCGGTGGTCATCACCCACTCCGGTTCCATCGCGCTGTACAGGATGTCCCTGGAAACGGCTACCTGGACCGAAGAGAAGAGGCGACGGTATGACGATGCGCTCCGGTGGCTCCGGGATGTTGCCAAAGGGCTTGCGAGCTTGGATGGCGAGGTGGCAGCTCAGCCGAAATCCTCAGGTGGAATTCGGTACTTCACCGAGGCTCGCGAATACAGCCGGGACAAGCTCGGAGGGGTCCTCTGATGGCGGACCTCCAGATCAAGTTTCCGGGCCTGGACCAGTTCCAGGCGGCCCTGCAGAGGGTGTCGAAGTTTCGTCGGGCGGTCCTGCTGGACCAGTTGGCGGACCTGATGCTGACCCAGAATCGGAAGCGCCTGGACCAGGAGAAAGAATCCCCCAGTGGGGAGTCCTGGGCGCCCTTGAGCGAGAGCTACAGCGGGAGAAAGAAAGGCGGTGAGGTTCTTGAAGAAAGCGATCAACTACTGGATAGCCTCCAAGCTCAGTCGGGATCGGACGGAGTAACCCTCGGG